ATAGTTTCATTATTTACGATGAACCTTGACGAGGCAGTTGCTTGTCATTCTGGTGGACAATGTGATGTAACAAACTCCAACTCTTCATTTGGTAATTATGGATTAGTTGCTGATGGTGTAGGAGCACTTCAATATACTGGAACGATAGCATCAGAATCTAAAGAGAATACTGATAAGTTTGAGGTTAGTTTAAGTACATCTTCAATTAATATTTCAAACTTTGTTTATGATCATGTAAGTGGATTATCGACTGTAACGACTAGTTCTCCTCACGGATTCAGTGTTGGAATGGGAGTTACTATTGCAGATGTTCAATTAACTTGCCCTTATGGAACAAAGACATATCCACATCAAGCTCCATATGTGTTTACAATTGATACTGTTCCAAACACAACATCCTTTACTACAAATATAGGAATATCAACTGTTGCTCATTCTTATTTTGGTGGTGGTAATGCAAAGGTTAATTTGATTAGACCTTTTGATGGCAAGGCTGTTTATTTTGATAATGAATATAATACTATTGGAAAAATAAAACTTACTAATCCTGGTAGTGGATACAATACTGCACCTACCGTTACTATAGGAGATCCTAGTACTTCAAGTACTTTTGGTGTTACTGCGACAGCATTAGCAACTATAATTGGTAGTAAGGTTGACGAGATTCAAATTCTTTCAAATGGTAGAGGATATACTTCTTTACCATCTGTTACAATTTCTTCCCCTGATGTTGGGATAAATACAGCAACAGCTACCGTAGAATTACTCCCAACTTATTATACTGTTAAAGAATCAACTCCAATTTCTGCTGGAATTTGTACTATTACAATAAACGAAACCCTTCCATATTCGGTTGGTGTTGGAATAACAGTTCCTTTCTTTAGGCAAAGTAGAATATTAGCATCCAGTCATTCCTTCCAATATATTGGAAGTGGTGTTGATCCTATTAATTCTCTTCCTTCTCGTGGAGGTGTTACTATACAGGAGAATGAAGTTGATAACCGTAATGGTGGATTAGTTGTATACACTAGTACTGATCAAGGTGGAAACTTTAGAATCGGTGATGGTGTTCAAATAGACCAAATTAGCGGAACTATTACTGGTACTTCTTATTCTAAAAGTTTATTTGCCAATGTTACACCATTAATTCTAGCACTAGGAGGAGAATAATAAAATGGCATTACCATTAAACGTATTTCAAACAATAACATTTGTAGCATCATCCGATCCAGTTGGAATTTATACTGCTCCAGTTGGATATAGTGGTGTTATTTTAGGTTGTCAAGCAACGAATGTAGATTCTACATCCCATACAGTATCATTAGATCATGTAAGAAGTAGGACTGGTATTGCGGTTACTACAGAAATTGTGAAGCAAATGCCTATTCAAGGTCATGATACTATGAATTTGACCTCTGGAAAGATTGTGCTTGAGACTGGTGATGAACTTAAATTATCTGCAAGCAATCCTGATCATGTAAAATTTATTGGAAGTATATTAGAAACCCTTAATTAGTATATCAAGTAATGACAAGGTTCAGAAGCGGTAGATTAACACATCAACATATAGGTATAAGTTCTTTTACCGAAGATAAGCTTGTCCTTGATGTAATTGGTCATGCTCAGATTAGTGGTACTTTAACTGTTGGTGTTGGAACTGATAATAGCGGTAATGGTAATATTAGTATTGGTGGAACTACTGGAACAGTAGGACAGTATTTAAAATCTACTGGTGTTGGAGTTACGTGGGCTGATTTTGCTGATGTAAGAGATTCTCAATCCTTTGTTGCAACTGCAGGACAAACTACATTTGTATTTACAGCAAACGAACTCAATCAATATAATCCAAATTTTATTGATGTATATGTTAATGGTGTTAAATTAATTAACAGTGAATATGCTGCATATAATGGATCTAACGTTGTTCTAGAATCTGCTTGTTTTGCTGGAGATATTGTTGAATTAATTTCATATAATACAAATCAAATTACTAATGGTACTGGTGGAAGCACTATTGGTATTAACACCTTTGCCACATCAACCTTTACTCATATAGGTGCAAGTGGAGTTGTAACTGCTACAACTTATTATGGTGATGGTTCTAATTTAACAGGGATAACAACTGCTTTACGTTCTGAGTATGCAGATGTATCTGGTATCTCAACTATCTCTCAAGGGTTAACTGGAACACCTGATATTACAGTAGGAAATATAAATGTTGGTATTGCAACTTTTACTGGGGATCTTAATGCTGGTGATGCTTCCTTTAGTGGAAATGTATCTATCGGTGGAACATTAACATATGAAGATGTAACAAATATAGATTCAGTTGGACTTATAACTGCTAGAGATGGTATAGATGTAAGTGGTTCTATAAAAGGATTTGATTACCTTGAAGCACCGCATAATAATACCGTAGAAACAATAATAGTAAAAGTAGTAACTAAAACTACAGCACACAGATATTTTGGTAATGGTAGTTCAAAAGGATATACTTTTGATGGTGTTGAATCACCTTTTCTCACGTTAACACCTGGTAGAACTTATAGATTTGACCAGTCAGATAATTCAAACCTTACACATCAGTTAAGATTTTACTTAGATGCTGAGAGAAGTATAGAATATTTTAGAACTCCTGGTGAGATTGTTTATAGTGGGGCAGCAGGTTCTAATGGTTCTTATACTGAAATTCAAGTACTTGATATTACACCTACAATACTTTATTATCAATGCGTAAACCATCCTTATATGGGTAATGCGGTTCAGGTTAATAGTGGACAAGCTATTGGAATTGCAACAGCAGCATCTATAGACACAACAGGTATTATAACTGCATTTAGATATTATGGTGATGGAACATATCTAAGTGGAGTACAATCTCAACTTGTAATACAAGAAGAGGGTGGTGCTGTAGGTACTGCTGGAACAATTAATTTTGTTGGTGTTGGTGTAACAGCATCGGTTACTGATGATATTGCAACAATTGCAATATATAATGATTATTCAAATGTTGCTGGTATTGCTACTGTTGCTGAAGGGATAACAGGATCTCCAAATGCTTCATTCTCTGGTATAACTGCAACAGGATTGCAGATGACTGGATTATGTACTGCTGGTACTTTTGTTGGCAACTTAGTTGGTGGTGTTGCTGGTGGTAATTGGGGTGGATATGATTCAACTGCATCTAACAATGTAAGTGCTGGTCAAAATGTAAGTGCTGGTCAATCAGTAACAGCAGGAAATGGATTCTATGGTGATGGTTCTAATATAACAAATCTTGTTGTAACCTCAGACACCGCACCAAGTAATCCTACCGATGGTAATCTTTGGTGGAAATCTGATGAAGGTCAATTAAAAATATATTATCAAGATGCTGATAGTGCTCAATGGGTAGATGCAAATGCTAGTGGTGGAGCTGGTTCTTCTGGTGGATCTAGCGATCTATTAAATGACACAACACCACAGTTGGGAGGAACACTAGATCTTAATAACCGTGATATTACTGGAACTGGTAATATATCCATTAATGGAGGTTTAACTTTAATTGGTGGTACAAGTAATATAGGGAATGTATATTCGACTGGTATTGTAACTGCAGCAACTTTCTATGGAAACATTGTAGGTGATCTTAGTGGTACTTCTACTGGTAATGTAACTGGAACTGTTAATGCTACTGGATTATCTACTTTTACTACCGTTGATATAAATGGTGATGTTAATGTTAGTGGTGCATCTACTTTAACTGGTGCTCTTGATGTAACTGATAGGGTTGATGCACATAGTATAAATGTTTCTACTGCAGTAACTGCTGTAGAGTTTCACGGTGATGGACAATATTTAACTAACATATATTCTGCACCTCCACAAGGTATTAGTACTACGGGATATACTGGATTAACAAATTTATTCTGTGGTGGATACTTAGAAGTAGATGGTCAATCTATCCTTGATGATGTTATTGTATCTGCTGCTGCAACATTCCAAGGTGCTTTAAGTGCTAATACAGGACCAGTTACTCTTAATAATGCAACTATTAATGGCAATACAAATGTAACTGGTGTATCTACGCTCGCAACTGTTAATGTAGTTGGTCATTCAGAATTAGATAATGTAAATATTTCTGGTGTTGCTACTGCCACAGGTTTTGTTGGACCTTTAACTGGTAATGCTGCTACTGCTTCTAATTTAAGTGGATCCCCAAGTATTAGTGTTACTAACATATCTACTGGAATTATAACTGCAACTAACGGTTATTATGGAAATGTAAATGTTAATAATCAAAATATTGAACTTGGTAATTGTACCACTCAAGGATCTGATAATACTATAAAGGTAGGATCTAGTGCATTAGAAATTTTCCATAGACCTGCTGCATATGCAACCTATCTTCAAAATAAAGCAGATACAAACCTCTTTATAACTGGTAATGATACTACTGGAACTTGGGGTAACGTATTCATTAGACCTTATCTAAGTAACTTTAGTGGAGTTGCTTGTTGGTGGGGTGGTGCTACAGAATTATTCTACGGAAATAATAACACTAAGAGATTGGAGACGACTTCTGGTGGTGTTAATATTATTGGAACTCTGAGTAAGAGTGGTGGATCATTTAAGATTCCTCATCCAGTATCAGGACTATCTACAACTAAGCACTTAGTTCATTCTTTCCTTGAAGGTCCACAAATGGATCTTATCTATCGTGGTAAGGTTGATTTGGTTGGTGGCACTGCTACAGTTAATATTGATACTAAGGCTGGTATGACTGAAGGGACATTTATTTTATTAAATAGAGATGTTCAATGCTTTACTACAAATGAAACTGGGTGGACAGCAGTGAAGGGTTCTGTAACTGGTAATGAGATTACTATAGTTGCACAAGATAATAGTTGTACTGATACTATTTCTTGGATGGTTGTTGGTGAAAGACAGGATGATACTGTTAAGGCATTAGATATGACTGATAGTGAGGGTAACTTAATTGTTGAACCAGATCAACCAGCAGCAGATACAAAACATGCTGATGTTCAAGCACAGTTATAGAGGTAAATAAATGGCTATTAATTTTCCAAGCAATCCTAGCGTAAACGATACTCACACCGCAAATAGTATTACATGGAAGTGGGATGGAGCAACTTGGAAAGTTGGCATAACCACTTTTAATGCTGCCAATATTCCAGGTATTAGTACATCGGGGACATCATATTTTTATGATTTAGATGTTGCTCATAATGTATCTGTAGGTTCTTCTGTAACTGCTGGTACTTATTTTGGTGATGGTGCTGGTTTAACAAATGTTGCTGGTACTACTGGTCCTTCTGGTCCTGCTGGTGCTCCTGGTCCTGCTGGTCCTGCTGGTGGAACTGGTCCTCAAGGTTCACCTGGTTCAACTGGTCCTGCTGGTGCAACTGGTCCTATTGGTAGTGAAGGTCCTCCTGGTCCTTCTGGTGGTCCTGCTGGTCCTCCAGGTCCTCCTGGTCCTGCTGGTGGTGGAACGGGTGGAACTATTGGTAGTGGATCCTTTAATGCAGTTGCAGGTCAAGCAGTTCAATTAGATAGTGTCACAAACAGTCATTTACTATCTGATTATGATATGTACTTCAGTCATAGTGCTGGTACACAATCTCAAAAAGTTACAGTATTAAATGGTGGTGGAACTACTGCACATTCTCAACAATTTGGTATTATGTTTAATAATAACTTACTTGTTTCTATTGGATCATCTATTCATAATAATAATTTAACTATAAATGCTACACCAGAGTCTGGAATAACTGGCACAGTAACGTATAAGTTCCTTAGAACGGAGGTATCATGATTAGCACAACTTTAGATTCAAATACTGGAAGAGTTCTTGTTGTTCATAGCACTTCTGCTCAAGCATATACTGTTTGTGTAAAAGATGCTGCAGATTGGACAGAGATTCATAATTATATAATCAACGAAAATAATATAGATGATATTCCAAATAGGAAGATTGATTGCACATCAGAGATGCAGTGTTCTCCTAAGAGAGGTGTATATGAAATCTCTCCTGCAGAGGCAGATGTATTAAAGAATCACCCTAAGATTGAATGGGTATTGAGATCTACTTTACATAATGAATATGAACTGGAACAGAGAAAATATGATCAAGAGTTTGATCAACACATTACTACTAATAGATTTAAATATGATGTTACTAATAGGAGAACATCTACTAGTGGTGGAGGTAATCCAGGAAACACTTTAGATTTTACTCAGTGGGGTTTGTATCGCCATTCTCATAGGAGTAATAAGTTTATTAATGCTACAACTATAACTGAAGATCTACAGTATACTTTATCAGGGAAAAATGTTGATGTTGTTATTATGGATACTGGAGTTCGTTGGAATCACCCAGAATTTTTAAAACCAGGATTCACATCTGTTACTAGTATTTTAGCTTGTGAAGATGAGAGTAGAGTTAGAGATATATTAATTCATGGTGAATCTGAATATGGAATCAATTGGTCTGCTAATGGATTAACTGCACCTGGATCAGGATCATTTGCAAATTATAATGTTGCTGGTGCTTTATTAATGCATAATAATGGTAATCAAAGTAATAGTTTAGCAAACCATCATGGTTCGCACTGTGCTGGAACTTCTGCTGGCAATCAATTTGGACATGCCTTTGAAGCAAATATATGGTCTATTGCTTGTGTTGATAGAAGTGATCTTGGATGGTCAAATCCTTCTGATGGATTTGATTATATTAAAGTTTGGCATAAGAATAAACCAATTAATCCATTAACTGGTAGAAGAAATCCTACAGTTGTTAATGGTAGTTGGGGAAATAGGCAATTTTGGAATTATAATAATAATCATACTGCAACCTTTAGAGGAACTAGTTATGACCAGAGTCAAATAAATTCTACTACTGCACCTGCAGTACATCATATGTCTTATGGTTTCAGTACCTATAATGAGTTTACTGCTAAACAAACATATGGTCAATCAGAAGCAGATGAATTATTTAATGATCCTGATTGTAAGGATATAGTATTCTGTTTTGCTGCAGGTAATTCTAATGATAAACAGGAGATTCCTTCAGGGAGAGATTATCATAATGAAATGACTTCTGCTACTTTTTATTATGGTTCTGGGTATGATCATTATTATAATAGATCTGGAACACCTGCTATATCTGGGGAAGGAAGAGATGATGCTGCGATAGTTGTTGGTTCTATTGATGCTGCAAGACAGACAACTGGAGGGCAAGAAAGATGTTCCTCTTTCAGTAATAGAGGTCCAAGAATTGATGTTTGGGCTGGTGGATCTATTATCTTAAGTCCATATGCAACTGGATATGCTGACCCAAGAAATAATGGTTTTTATAACTATGCTATAAGTGGAACTAGTATGGCAACACCTCAAGTATGTGGTGTGATGGCGTTGTATTTGGAGTCTCAACCACAGGCAACTAGAGCAGATGCTAGAAAATGGTTACATACTCATGGATCTTGTGAAGTTGCTGCCACTGAATATTATGATCCATACCAAAGTAATGGTGATACTGATTCAGACTACTGGGGTAATACTTATAGTTTGAAGAGTTCTCCTCGTAGGATTTTATTTAATCCTTTCGCTAATAATGGTGAATCATCCATTACTGGCATTTCATTCTAAATATTTAAAAAATAAAGCAAATGGCAGATAAAGGATTTGGCGTAAAGAAAATCAATCTGATTGGAGCATCTGGTACTCCAACACTTACAAGTCCAAATAATCTAAATTTAAACGCAGTAAACGTTGCTATAAGTACTGATGTATCAATCGGTGGAACTTGTACTGCATATGAATTTAGTGGTGCTACTGCTAGTTGGATGGTTGGTAATGATGGAACAGATCATTACACTTTTATAGGATCAGGTATTTCAACTCAAGTAAATGATCCAGAATTAACTCTTTATAAAGGACAAAAATATATTTTTCATAATAGATCTTCAGGGCATCCGTTTAGGATTCAAAGCACTGTTAATGGAACTCCATCTCCAGGTACACAATACAATATTGGTGTAACTAATAATGATGGTTCTGCACCAACAGATATTATATTTGAAGTTCCACAAGATGCACCAGATACGTTGTACTATCAATGTACAGCACACCCTAATATGGGTGCTAAGATTAATATAGTAGGTGTAATTTCTGATACTGATACAACTTTAGATGGAAAGACTAGTGGTACAAGTGTTTACTTAGGAACTTCTGCTGGTGCAGCTAACACTAGTATGGCTGGTGGAGATGTTGGTATTGGATATAGTTCATTAAATGTATCTCCTGGCGGTGATAATACTGCTGTTGGACAAAGATCTTTAGAAAATGTTGGTGGAAGTTATAATACTGCAGTTGGATCTTACGCTGGATTTAGTACTACTACTGGCATTAGCACTGCAGCAAATAATAGTTTCTTTGGATATGCTTCTGGGTATAAGAATAATGGAAATGATAATTCTGGATTTGGTTACTATACTCTCTTTAATAATATTGGATCACAAAATACAGGACTGGGTCTATATTCTTTACAGCAAAATATAAATGGAAGTTTTAATACTGGACTGGGTGGTTATACATTAGTCAATAATGTTGATGGAACTAATAATAGTGCGAGTGGTTATACTGCATTATACTCTAATGTGAGTGGTAGTTATAATACTTCGAGTGGTGATTCTTCATTATACGCTAATGTGAGTGGTGATTATAATTCAGCTTTTGGGAGGAATGCATTAAGAACAATTACCTCTGGAGGGCAAAATGCTGTTTTAGGATCTGATGCAGGAAGGTATTTAACTGGTGGATCTAGCTATAATACATTAATTGGTAATTATGCTGTTGGTGTTGGAACTACTTCAAACTATGTCACTGCTGTTGGAAATGGTGCATTACAGAATAATATAGCAGATTTTAACACAGCAACAGGTTCTTATGCATCGCTACAGAATACAACAGGAGCTTTGAATTGTTCTTTCGGTGCTTATGCAGGAGAAAATACCACGACAGGAAGTTGGAATAATGCGTTTGGATATGCTGCTTTAAATGATAATATAACAGGTCAATCTAATAATGTAATGGGATATCAAGCACTTGGAGTTTCTACTGATGCTAGTTATAATGTTGCAATCGGATATGAGAGTTTAAAATCTCTAAAAACTGGTGATTATAATACTGCCGTAGGACATAATACACTTGAGTCTCAAACTAGTGGAAGTTATCAAGTTGCTCTTGGTGCATTTGCATTAGGTATGAGTACTGTGACTTCATCAAATACTGCTATTGGATATGCTAGTCAACTTCAGACTATAAGAGGTATTGCTAATACTGCGGTTGGAAATAACAGTTTACGGGAAAATATTGATGGTGATAATAATGTTGCCGTGGGATATGAAGCAATTGGTATTGGAACGACTGGTAGTTTAAATGTTGCAGTTGGTTCTTATGCATTACAAAAAAATAATAATAACTATAATACTGCAGTAGGTTATAAAGCATTACAAGAAATTACGACAGCTCAAAATACTGCAGTAGGTTATAAAGCTGCTGGTATAGCTACGGATTCTTATAATACATCTGCATTTGGATTTAATGCATTAGTTAGCTTGACAGCAGGTAATGGTAATTCTGCTTTTGGACAAAGTAGTCAGTTTTCTACCTTAACAGGACAATATAATTCGTCCTTTGGTGCGTTAGCAATGGGATATAACACCATAGGTGGTCAGAATTGTGCCTTTGGTAATGAAGCATTAGCAAAAAGTGGAATTGGTTCTGATAATACTGCAGTGGGATATAAAGCACTGACGAACATGAATAACGGTTCCGATACTAATACTGCGGTTGGTAGTTTTTGCCTTAGCAGTACAGGTACAACTGCATCATTTGCTATAGCAGTTGTTAATTCTGGAGCAAGTTCATATACTATGAGTGGTAATGATAGAGTAGGAGGACCTGCTGCTGGAAACAACCCAACTATTACTCTTAATATAGGAGATACTGCTACAATTAGTATAAGTGCTATTGGACATCCATTCTGGATTCAGTCAAGTTCTGGTGGATATAATGCTTCAAATGTTCTTGGAACAAACGAGGGTGTAACTAATAATGGACAAGATAATGGTGATGTTACTTTCACACCTAAAACTGCTGGTACTTATTATTATGTTTGCCAAAATCATGTGTCTATGCAGGGACAAATTGTTGTTCAGGATCCACCTCAAGCAAGTACTGCTATGGGATATGCTGCGTTATACAGCAACACAGTTGGAGGTAATAACGCAGCTGTTGGTAAGTTTTCGATGTATCTAAACCAGTCAGGTTATAACAATACTGCGATAGGTCAGCTAACACATTATGGTAATAGTGGATCAACTCATTCAGCATACGACTGCGTCTCTGTGGGACATATGGCACATTATTCCCTTGATACAGGATATTCAAATACTGCTGTGGGTAAATGGGCTGGATATTTTGTTAATACGGGTAGTAATAATACTATGCTCGGTTATCAGTCAGGAACTGGATCATCACCATCAGGTTCTGTTAATAGTAATAGTAATATTGTTTGTTTAGGAGATAATTCTGTTCAAAATATATATTGTAATGATACATCAATTAGTTCTTCGGATCTGAGAGATAAGGCTGATATACAAAATTTTGATCATGGATTAGCGTGGATTAAGGAGTTAAGACCTGTTACTTATCGTTGGGATAAGCGTTCTTGGTATACTGAAGATCCAGCTACTAAAGGAACACCTGATGGAAGTAGGAAGACTAATCGTATTCATGTAGGTTTCATAGCACAAGAAGCAATTGAAGTTGAGAAAAAATTTGGTTATGGAGATACAAAGGACAATATGCTTATCACTAACCAAGATGAGGATGATGCTGATCCTTCATATGGTATGAAGTATGAAAGATTAATTCCAGTTCTTGTAAATGCAATTAAGGAATTATCTAGTGAGATAGATACGTTGAAGGCAAAAATAGCAGAATAGTAGATGTGTAACCTCAATAAATACCTAATAAAGTAATCATATAATGGCATTCAATAGAGAGCTGTCACAATTTGGTCATTATATAGTAGTTGATGACACTACTGGTAAGATTGCTATTACCAGTACAACAACTCCTAATATTGGATTTGGTAATACAAACCCTCAGTTTAAGGTTGATGTTGCTGGTGATATTAACTTTACTGGTGATCTTTATCGTCAGGGTGAAAAATTTACTTCTGGTGTTGGTATTGGATCAACAACAAGTAATCCAGTTTCGGCAGAGATTAGTAATAAAGTTGGTGTAGGTTTTACTGACATTAACTTTGTTGGTGCTGGTATGACTGTTACTGGTTATGGAACCACGATAGTTGTTGACTTTACTAACCTTGCTGTTAAAGCAGACGCTACTATACCATCATTAACTATATTAAGTTCTAGTTCTAACGTATCTTCTAATACGCAATATCTTACTAATACTGTAGGTGCAGGATTTACTGTAACTCTTCCATTAACTAAGAACCCTGGAGACTTTATTGAACTCAATGATACGGAAGTAAGTTGGGGCATAAATAATCTTATGGTTGCAACCCAAAATAATGAGCAGTTTAAAAACTTTTCAGGCGTGATTGATTCTCCTTTAGCATGTGATGTCGATGGTGCTACTGTCAAATTAGTTTGGACCAGCACTTATTGGAGGGTATTTGCATGACAATGTTCTTAAGTGGAAGTATGCTATCAGGATCATCTGGTGGCGGTGGTGGACTTTCATTCGGTCAACAAGATAACTTTACCGTTCACGCTCTAAGAAGAGATGATGACGGTATGCTTCGTTATACTAAGGTAAAAACTTCTGATCCTGATGTAGTTGATGTATCACATAGACTCGATGGAACAGCATACCCAGAGTTCTTAGAAGGATTGGATTATGTGGATGAAACCACTGAAGAAAAAACTTATAGGAACAATGACTTCGATAAATACCAGCAGTTCAGGTTTGATTTTAGGAGAACATCCTATTATGTTGATGATGATGGATATCTAACTGTATCTTTTAGTGATTATGATTATACCGTAGGACCAAAATAGGATTTAAAAAAAACAATGGCTGAATTTAGACTTGGCAGATTAAAATTTAACTGGCGTAGTGACTGGACTATAAGTACTGCGTATGTTATAGATGACATCATAAAGTATGGTGCAAATACTTATGTTTGTAAGAAGAATCACACTTCTGCTGCTGCTGAAGAATCTTTTTATAGTGCAGATCTAACACTTAATTGGTCCTTACATACTGAAGGTATAGTAAATAAGGGAGATTGGGCTGCAAGTTATTGGTATAAGGTAAATGATATATTCAAATATGGTAATACTCAGTATAGAGTAACTACTGGATTTACTTCTGGTGCTAGTTTTGATGAAGCTGCTAGTACTACAAATGTAGTTGAGTACTTACAATCATTTAATTATGAAGATACTTGGAGTTCTTCAACACAATATCAAGATGGAGATGTTGTAACTTACGGTGGATACACTTACGTTTCAAAGAGTGTTAATACAGATAAAGCACCTTCATACAATCTAACGAATGATTGGGATATTATAACTACAGGATTTAATGTAGTTGGTTATTATTCCGCATCAACAGATTATAAGCAAGGTGATGTAGTTCAATATGGTGGATACACCTATGTTGCAATTACAACTAGTACAAATACTATCCCAACAACACCAGCAAATTGGACTTTAGTTAATAAAGGTGTTGCTTGGAAAGGTAACTGGGATTCTAGTGTAAAGTATGAATTAGGAGATGCTGTAAAGAGATTAAGTAATAGTTATATTGGTGTTGCTACTGTTGGTAGTCTAAACGAAGATCCTTCAACTGACGGTACAAGTACTTATTGGAGTATGTTGGCTGAGGGTGCTGCCAATAATGTGATGACCACTCAAGGTGATATGGTCTATTACACCACTGGTTCTGCTAGATTACCTAAAGGAACTAATGGTCAAGTACTCGCTATGAGTACTGGTGGAGTACCTAATTGGGAATCAAATAGCGTAACACATCCAGTTTTCTATGTAACAGAAGAAGGAAGTGATACTAATGATGGTTCAAATATAAGTAGGGCATTTGCTTCTGTAAGACATGCTTGTGGTATAGCATCTGGACCAGCAAGTATTTACGTAAAAGCAGGAACATATTCAGAAACTCTTCCAATTGTTGTACCACCTGGCGTATCACTTGTTGGAGATAACTTAAGAACATCTAGGGTTAAACCAGGTATTCATTATGCACATACCTTTATAAGTGGTCTTACTGGATCTGTTACAGCAGATTCTGGTGGTCCTTTTACTGCTGGTGGTGGAACAACTTACGATTCTGTATCAGGGGATCTTGTATTAGAGATTGGAACACATAGTTTAACTACTTCTAATACTATTGGTATTAATGGTAATTCATTAACATTTACTTGTTCACAGGATAATTATGCTACTCAGCATACTTATCCGAGACCAAAAGATCCAGTTTATGGTAATACTACAATACCAATTATTGCGACAACTGGAACTACAATTACAGTTAGAGTTGGTCAGGGAAATGCATCTAGGCATCAAGATATAACATTAGCATCTGCTCCTTCTGCTGTTGCATATGGTTCTTCAATCTTTAACGGTGCTGGAACTAAGTGTGCTGTTATCTTAGATTCAGATTACGCTGAGAAGCAGATTCAAATCAGATGGCTTTCTGGTGGAGAATGGACAACATCAGATGAGTGGGAAAATGGTGGAACAGATATAGGTATTACTTCGGTTACTACAAGACCGAATGAAGAATCGACAATGTTTATGTTAAGCAACTCAACGATGCTTAAAGACTTGTTGATGGAAGGTATGACTGGTTTCAGTCCAGCAGGTATAGTTACAACTATAAGTTGTAGTATTGCTGGATCTAAGATAACTGGTTCTGATTTATTCCCAGACTTAGTTGGAACAACTATAACTGGTTCTGGTGTTTCGACTGGAACAAAAGTTAGTGGATTTATTGATGGTTCTACTTTAGAAGTTGATAAGATTCAAACTCTTGGTGCAACTGATCTTACATTCACAGCACAACAGTATGATCCTAATAATGCACATATTAAAGGAACCTTTGTTGCTTTAAACCCAGAAAGTAGAGTTGTTAAATCACCATACGTATCAAACTGTTCTGCAAAATCTGTTAAAGGTATTGGTGCAATCGTAGATGGTGGGGTTCATAGACAATTTGTTGATGGATCAGCAACACCTTCTAACAAATCTATCGTGTTTGACTCATTCACAAACATTCACGATGAAGGAATGGCATTCTGGATCACAGATGGTGCTGTGGCAGAAACAGTTTCTTGTTTCACATACTATAACCATATAAGTTATGCTGCTACTCGTGGTGGAAGACTTAGATCTCTTGTTGGAAACAGTTCATGGGGTAAGTATGGTGTTGTAAGTTCTGGATTTAGTCCACTTGAGAAGGCAAGAGAAGGTCAATTAGAAGGATTAGTTCTTACGTATGATCATACTAGTGTTACTGGATCAGGATTCCAAGTTGGAGAAAGAATCCGAGGTAATACTTCTGAAGCTTGGGGAAAAATTAACTCAGTTCAAGGAACCCTTCAAGAAAAAATATATTATTCAGTAATTAGTGAAGGTGCTGTTGGAGTTGGATCAGGATTCTCTGCTGGAGAAACAATTACTGCTATGACTTCAGGAACAACTGCTCCTCTTCTTAACAACACAAGTGCAAACGAAGGACAATCTGGACGTATTCTTGTTCTTGCTGGATTAGGAACATCACCAACCCTTGAACTCAATGGTAGTATTGAATTTGTTACTGGATTAGGTAACGGTGGATATAATAGTGATAATATTACTGGATCAGATCCATTTACTTTTGTGATCTCTGGTGTAAGTCAGTCAGGTCCTGTTGGTAAGGGTAATGTACAGATTGACAGAGGACAGTGGGCTACTGCTGGTGCAGCACATACAGGTGGAAGCACAACATTTATTAAGTATCCAGTTAATATTGGTGCTTCATTTACATTACTAACTCCAGCACAAGCTGGAGATGTTACTCTTAGTACGAGTACCATTAGTGGATTTAATCCTGGTGAATATTGTTTATCACCAACTAATGAATTGTGTAAGATTCAAGCATTCCCAACTGCAAACTCTATGACTGTGTTAAGAGCACAAGATGGTGCTGCTGTTGCATCTGCATATAGTATTGGTGATGCCTTTACTTCAATTGGAACAACTAGTTTTGTTACTTCTGCTGAAGTTAATAAAGACTTTACTGGTGTTTCTACTGACTTTAGAGCAACGATTTCAAATAGATTTGAAGATGTTGTTGGTTCTTATATGAAGATTGATAATGAATTTACTAAAGTAACTGGTGTTACTACTGATACTTACGGTACTACTATTGTAACTCTTGTTGAAGAAAAAGCTGCTAAAGCGTTTGATGAACAGGATATCAAAATTCGTTACATCTTCAGTCAGGCAAGATTAACTGGACATGACTTCTTACAAGTAGGAACTGGTGGAACATATACAACTAATTGGCCTGATGTTCCAACACAAGATCCTGTTCAGACACAGGAAATTACAGAAGACTTCCCAGGAAGGGTATTCTATGTTTCTACTGATGAACAAGGTAACTTCAGGGTTGGTAAGTATTTCCGTGTTAACCAGGCAACTGGTGCTGCAACATTGAATGCTAACAGTTTCGATCTATCTGGTTTGACCTCAATTCGATTGGGTTCTATCGGTGCTCAGTTAGGTGCTCAAGTTAATGAGTTCTCAACTGACGGAACGATGGCACAAAACAGTAATGAGAAAGTGCCAACACAGGCTGCAGTTAGAACTTATGTTGGCACTAAAGATGCTGAACATTTAGTAATGGCATCAAACGCAGCAAACTTGGGTATAGCAACTGCATTAGCACACGCTAACGCTGGTATAACTACTCTTAGAAATGATACAGCAAAAGGAGTTCAGATTTCTGAGTTCTTTGTTGGACAAATCTAAAGAGAGTATATCTATAAATTATAAATAATCAAGACAAAGGAAAGTTTAAAAAATGGCATCTGGTATTTTAGGACAAAATGCGTTGGCTGCAACTACTAATACTACTGTGTATACGGTTCCTGCATCAACTCACGCTGTTGTCAATGTAAGTATATTGAATCGATCAAGTTCGGCTGCTTCCACAGTAAGACTTGCATTATCTTCATCAGGTTCTCCTGGTAATGGAGAGTGGATTGAATATGATGTATCTGTTCCTAAGAGTGCTGTTCTTGAACGAACTGCAATATCTTTGGATGCAGGTAAAAACATAGTCGCTTATGCATCTGGATCAGATGTTAGTATAAGTGTCTATGGTATCGAACAAGCAGTATAAGAGGTATTAAAATGGGAAGATTTGTAGGTCTTAGTATAAACAAAGGAAAAGGTGGTGGTGGTGGAACTATCGTTGGAACCGATTCCTTTACCAGAGCAACAGGTATTACTACTAATGCTTCTAATAATGTAACAGCTATTACGCTAGGTGACAATAATTATAGTAGTATTGCATACAATGCATCCAATCTTATAACATCCTATACTGAAACTATAGGTGGTGTTGATAAAAATTGGCAACTTACATATAATTCCGAAAATTTAGTTACAGCAATTACTGAGGTATAAGAAATGGCAGCAGACGTATTAACCTATAATGCTCTCGCAGAAGTTAATCAAGAGTTAAAGGCTGAATCTGCAGCATTGACTGAAGCTATTACTGCTGCTGAAAGCGGCGGTGGTGGCGGTGGTGGCGGTGCAGAAACAACTTCCACAACTGAAATCATGAAGAATGCAGTATCTCCAAATGCTGGATTATGGTGTATGATTCCAAAAGGAAGTGCTTCTAGCGAAGCAGATCCTGCTGCTGGCGGTTGGAGTGGTGGAATTCAAGTTTGTGATACTTCTCAGTATCATAGATGTGGTTGCTGCTGTCAATGGACTGTTCCTGGTGGCATAACTTGTGCTCGATTCCAAATTTGGGGTGCAGGTGGTGGATCTGGTACTAGTTGTTGTTGTGGTGGATCACCTAATGGTGGATCTGGTGCATATGCGTCTGTTATTATGCCTGTAACATCAGGACAAAGTTATACTCTTTGTGCTGGTTGTGCCTACTGTTGTCATACAGAAAGAGCCCAGATGACTGCTGATGGATGCCCATCTTATGTTCAAGGTCAAGGATTAACAAACTTCTGTGCTGAAGGTGGTGAATCTAATATTTTCTGTGAAAGAAAAACTAGATGTCATTATATACCAAACCAAGATAATATATGCCAATATATGGGTGGATGTATTTGTAATAGTGGAACAGATTATTGTTCTCATAATGTACAAACTCCTTCTCCTGGATATCCACAAAATAGAATGGATGCCCAGATGCCTGTAGCTGCGAGTTGTAAGACTCACTATGGATCAGCGACAGGTGGAACTGTATATGGTATACCTGGACAATTTTCATTCTTCAAGTATAATCATGGAGCATATAACCAGTGTGTGAAACATCCTGGTGTTTATGGATTCCCACAATGTTCTTGTTGTCAGGCAACATTTAACAATGAGAATGGTGGATGTTGTTATCAAGCATGTTCTTGTCAAGCAATGTGCTGTATGCCTGGTGCTGGTGCATGGGGTTACTCTACTTGTGGTGGAGACAATAGTGGATTTGCTGACATCGGCAAGACAGGTATGGTTTGTGTATCATACTGTTAATACATTATAAATAACTAAAGTAAAAAAACAGAGATCGTAAAAAACAATGGCAAACATTACATCATCTTTTACTCAACTTCTTCCTACTGAATTGTATGTCGCTGGCATCTCTACTAATGTAACAGGAAGTTATACATACGTTGGACCTGAAACATTTGATGTGTGGGTTGACAGAGCAGATGGAGGAGTAACTAAAGTTGCCGTTACTACCGATCCACCTGAGAATGCTGATATTAGGAAGACTATTTCTGCATTAAGTAGTGATTCACTACCGATGGCATATGCGTTGTCACATCAATTCCATGATGATTATACGTATAATTATACTTATACTAATGTAACCATGAGTAATGGTGATGTGTATAAGAAGATTGATAACCCAGATTTAAGGGATGCATACGAAGTTTATTGGGACTTCTCTGCAGATAAATGGGCATTTAGACAGATATTAAAACCCTTAGAGAATGAAAATGCTGATGAAGCAAAGAAAAGAAGAGATTATGTAAAGACATTTACCGATCAATATGATTTTGGTGATACTATTAATACTAAAGCAGATCATTACGTTGCTGGTATTGGAACATATCTAGGAAATAATCCATATTATGAAACATGGAAGTACATAACACTTCCAGCATCAGTAGGAACTATACCAAAAATTCCTATTGATGTTCAAATTGAATTAAATAAAGTCTCTATTCAAGGAGTTGGAGGTATTGTCTAAATGGATGTATTAGTTTATAGTGCTCTGAATGAGCAAGCTGCACTAAAGAAAGAGGTTGCTGCGAAGCAAGCCTGTTTATTCGATCTTAAACAGAATGCTGCTGCTGGCGGTGGTGGATCTGGTTCTGCTGAAAGTTGTGCTAAGGCATGGTTAAATCGTGAGGATGGTAAAGGTGAAAAGGGTCATTGGCTTGAACCTGCTGATACAACTAAATGGCATGTTTGGGAAGGAGAAGGTTGGACTGGTGGTCTAAAAGTTTGTGATGGTACTGGTTACTATAGATGTAACTGTAGTTGTAACTGGACTGTTCCTTCTGGTGTAACAAGTGCTAGATTCCAATTATGGGGTGCTGGTGGTGGTGCAAACAAAGGACCTTGCTGCTGTGGACATACACCATTCGGATCTACTGGTGCTTATGCATCTGTTATTATTCCAGTAACTGCTGGTTGGACTTATTGTATGTGTACTGGTTGTGCTTATTGCTGCTATGCATATACTACATCTGGATCACACAGACTAACTGGATGCCAAACATGGGTAGATGGATGCCACTTCTGTAATTTCTGTGCAGATGGAGGACAAGGATCTCTAGGTACTTGGATGTCCATGAGAGGTGGAAGATGTGTTTGTAGAATTGCTAATTCAAGCCAAGATTCTGAGGGTGGTTACATATGTAATCAAGGTGGTGACTGGTGTTTCACTGGACCTAACTTTGGTGAGATATGTAATATTCCTGGATCTCATACTTCTGGATCTCTTCACGATATTACTTGCCCAACATTCGAGAATGTAATTTATGGTGTTCGGGGAATGTGGTCTAAGATGTGTTTCAATAGTGACCATTATGGATATGAAATGCATCCTCCTGTATATGGATTTGAACTTGCTACCCAATGTTGCCCCTGCTATACTTCTGGTAACTGTTGTGGATACCAGTGTAGTGCTTGGCAGAACTCTTGTTTAAGATATCCTGGTGCTGGTGGATTTGCATCACATGCTATGGGTGGTGGTACTGGTCACTGTGGTGACTCTGGTAAGTTTGGTATGGTTTGCGTATCTTGGAAGTAGTATAATAATTTAAATATAAAAATTAAAACCCTTGACTTATTCGGTTGAGGGTTTTATAATGTAATGATGTAGTGTAATCATAACCTAACATTCTTCGTTTGGTTGACTATATAAGTCAATAATGATATAATATTAAACATTGAGGTTTGACTTGAATGAATAAAGCATTTTTTATCAATGGTGGAGCAGGGCGTGTACTTTGTTCTATTCCTGCATTAGAGAGATTTGCAGAAACACATGACGATTTTGTTATAGTATCTGAATCGTGGCATGAGTTATATTTAAATAGTAAAGTATTACGAGAAAAGGTTTTTCCTTTCGGTCATAAGGATTTGTTTGAAAACTATCTGAAGGATAAACAGATAGTATCACCAGAACCTTACAGAGTAAATCAATATTTCAATCAGAAATGTAATCTAATACAAGCATTTGATATTGAAATTAATGAATTGGATGAGATCCCAGAAACTAGAAATATTAGTATAGATCTTAATAAGGAAGATCAAATACTTGGACATAATTTAACTTCTGAAGTAAAAGGTACTTTAGGTAAAGATAAAGTAATAGTATTTCAACCATTTGGACAAGGTTCTAAATCTGAAGGTAATTTTATATACGATAGTAGTGGTAGAAGTTTTGAAGTTTCTAATATAGTATCGTTAATTGAACAGTTGAATAAGAATTATTGTTTAATTCTTATGACAACCATAGAAATTCCAGGATGGCAATCTATGGGTGTAGCATGTCCTCAAGGTATGGGATTGAATGGTTGGATGGGTATTATTAATTCTGCAGATTATTTCTTAGGATGTGATAGTATTGGACAACATATGGCATATGCTTTGAAGAAACCTGCCACCGTTGTGATTGGATCTACTTTCCCTGAAAATATTTCTTACCCAGATACTGATAGGTTTGCTGTTATTGATAATGGAGAAGGAAAACGTAAGTATAGTCCAATAAGATTAACAATGGATTTGAATGTTGATAGAAATAATGAAGATCTTATGGTGCTCGATAAGGATAAAATTAGTAAGATTGTTAAAACTATTAAGGATAAAATAGGTGTAAGTAAAGCAGTAAATGTTGGAGTTGGTGTAACTCCTAAAAATCAATCTCCTATACTAGAACCTAAGAAACCTAATAATGCAATTGCACCTTCAAAATATTCTATTTCTCTTGACTCAAATTCAAAAAAGAAAAAGAAGAAACCAATTGAAGAGTTATTGACTTTAGAAACTACTAAAAAAGGATTGGGTTAATTATGAGTAATATTATCTGTTCTATTTCTCGTGGTCATAATGCTAGTACCACGTTGATGATTGATGGTAAAGTAATTTTTTATCTTGAGGAAGAACGTTTATCTAGGTTTAAGCGTGATGGTACTCCTTTGTTGGGGATGGCTAAAGTATATGAATATGTTGATCACATTGATCATTTAGTTGTCTGTCATACACATAGAGGTGCTCCTACAGTTGATTGGACTACTGAAGATCTTTATAAATCTTGGATGAGAAAATTATGTAAGAGAAAAACTCCATATAAAATAACTTTTATTGATAGTATTCACCATGAAATGCATTCTGATATAGCATTTATAAATTCTGGATTTGATAGTGCTGCTTCTGTTATAGCTGATGGTGCTGGAAGTTTTTTACATATTGAAGCTTTTGACAATACAATATATGAATTTGAATCAATATATCATGTTAAGAAAGGTTTAGATACTAAAATTGTGTATAAGCACTATGGAACAGATGAACCATGTGGATATATGCTTTTAGATGCAGATAACCCAGATATTATTCTTACTGAGTTTCCTGGTATAGTAAAAGAATATGAAGCAATAACAAGATATTGTGGATTTAATTCTATTGAAGCTGGAAAAACAATGGGTTTATCTCCATATGGACAACCAAATAAAAATATACCTCCAATGTTTGTGAATGGATTTGGTAATAGAAATTTATTTAAACCAAATTATCCAAATGGTGCTTATGTTATAGAGGATCGATATAAAATAATTAGAGATGACTATCATTCCCATAATGGAGAAGTAGATACGGGAGAGTATACACAGGTTCAAAAAGATCTAGCATATGCTATTCAAAAAGAATCTGAGGATCAAATGTGTGCTTTGATTCAAAAGGCACATGAAAAAACTGGCGAAACTAATATTGTTATATGTGGTGGGTATGGTTTAAATTGTGTTGCTAACTATAAATTTAAGCAAAGATTCCCAAATCTAAACATATATGTTGAGCCAATTTCTCATGATGGTGGAACATCTATGGGTGGTGCTTATCATGTTTATTATAATGATTATGTAAAACCAGGATTGGAAACTAATCTTGTTGAACCACCAAAAACAATATACTATGGTCCCCAATATGACCCAGATACATACTTAGATTATATTCATGAGTATCCAAGTGCTAAAGTTACTGATGCTTCATATGATAGTGTTGCTAGGTTAATTCGTGAAGGTAATATTGTAACTATATTCCAAGGTAGGTCTGAAGCAGGTCCAAGAGCACTTGGCAATCGTTCTATATTATTTGATCCTACTATTAAAGATGGTAAGGATATAGTTAATAGAATAAAGCGTCGTGAGTTCTTTAGACCTTTTGCTTGCTCTATTAAGAAAGAGAATGTGCATGAATGGTTTGATCTTGCTGGTATGGATGAGTCTCCAAGTATGATGTATGCTGTAGATGCGTTACCAGGAGTTGATGAAAAGATTCCCTCAGTAATTCATGTTGATAATACCTGTAGAATTCAAACTGTTACTAAAGAACAGAATGAACATTATTATAATTTGATCAGTGCTTTTGAAAAACTTTCTGATACTCCTATTCTCTTTAACACATCATTTAATCTAGGTGGAGATCCTTTGGTTGAAGATATTGATGATGCATTAGATACACTATCAACTAGTGATATTAATTACATGTATTTGCCTGAAATTCAAAAGTTAGTTGAAATATCGACTAGAGAAATGGTAGATAAAAGACAACAACCTGTAAATATATTAACTGAAGTAGATGATACTAAGTTATAATGCAGAATGATATTGTTTGGTGCAACGGCACATTCGATATTCTTCATCCAGGTCACATAGAATTATTCAAAGTTGCTAGATCTCTAGGAGATAAGGTAATAGTTGCTACGGATACGGATGAGAAGATTCGGACTGACAAAGGTGAGCATCGCCCTATAAACGATCTTTGTTATAGGGTTGCTATGCTTGAGGCAATCAAGTATATTGATGTGGTACATACCTTTGGGTGTAGGAAAGAGTTAGAAGATCTAATTGAACTATATCAACCTGATATATTATTACTTGGTGATGATTGGAGGGATGGT